GAGTTCCGCTCGGGCAGCTGGACCCTTCCAAGCCTCGCCATCGAGATTGGCATGCCAGAAGTGCCGCGCTTCGCGATGTACGCGGGCTGCGTGGTGGATCAGCTGTCCTGGCAGATGACACGCTCCGGCCTGCTGACTGCCTCGGTCAGCCTCATTGCCCAGGGCGAGACCCCGGCGGCAGCCACCGGCGCGGGCACACCGACCGAGATCACGCTGCAGCGGTTTGGCCACTTCAATGGCTCAATCAAGCGCGACGGCGTGGCCCTTGGCAACGTGGTCTCGACCCAGATCACCTATGGCAACAATCTCGACCGCATCGAGACGATCCGCGCCGACGGCAAGATCGACGGGGCCGATCCCTCCATGGCAATGCTCTCGGGCAGCATGGAGGTCCGCTTTGCCGATACCACACTGATGGACCAGGCGATCAACGGCACGACCTGCGCGCTTGAGTTCGCCTACACCCTGCCCACCGGCGAGAGCCTGACCTTCACCGCGCATTCCGTTTACCTCCCGCGTCCGCGCGTCGAGATCGGCGGGCCGCAGGGCGTGCAGGCGACCTTCGACTGGCAGGCAGCCAAGGATAGCATCGTCGGGCGCATGTGCACCGTCACGCTCATGAACGGCGTGGAGGCCTATTGATCATGCTCAAACTTGACCTCTCGACCGATCCGCGCTGGCTTGATCTCGCCCCCGGCGTGCGCGTGCGTCTGCTCCCGCTCACCACCGCGCTGATGGTGACCACCCGCAACGATCCCAGCATCGAAGCGCTCCCCGAGGACGCGACCAACGAGGACCGCGCGCTGGTCTTTGCCAAAGCGCTGGGGCGGCGCGCCGTCGTAGAGTGGGAGGGCGTGGGCGACATGGACGGCAACGTGCTGGACCTCACCCCGGAAGGTGTCGACGCCTTGCTCGACATCTATCCAATCTTCGAGGCCTTCCAGGCGGGCTACGTCGCCAAAGCACTGGTGTTGGATCAGGAAAAAAACGTCTCCGCGCCCTTGCCGACTGGCACTTCAGCGGGGGCGATCGTTACTGCGAAGCCTGCCAAGGCGCGTGCCCGGACTGCCCGCAAAAAATGAACCAACCCCAGACCTTCGAGGGCGCACAGGTCTGGGACCTGGTCGGACGGCTGGGCGGCCAGCTGCGGGCGACGCAGAAGACCATCCTTGGCTGGGACATGGGAGCTGCGCTGGCAATGGCGCAGGCGCTGGGCGTGAACGGCCTCGTGGCGATGGAGCTGCTGCCCGAAATCGAGGCGGTGATGGTGAAACGAGTCAACGAACGGATCGGAGATCAGCATGAGTGAAAAGCGCGTGTTCGTGCGCCTCGCCGCCGTGGGCGGACGACAGGTAAAGGCGGAGCTGACCGGCATTGGCGACGCCGGGGCCCGTGGCCTCGGGCGGCTGTCGCGCGAGGTCGATGTGGCAAACGCGCGCCTTGCTGCCTTCACGCGCCGCGCCACGATCGCAGCGGCAGCCGCAGGTGCAGCTGTGGTGGCAGCCGGTGCTGCGATGATCCGCTCCGGACTGCAAACGATCGACCAAACCGCAAAGCTGGCGCAGTCGCTGGATACCACCGTCGAAAGCTTGCAGGTGCTGGAGCGTGCCGCTGACCTCTCGGGCGTCTCCATGGGCAATGTCGAGCAGGCCACGGTGCAGCTGACACGACGGTTAAGCCAGGCTGCCGCCGGTGCGGGTCCTGCCGTCGATGCCCTCGACCGCCTTGGCCTGTCGGTCAGCGAGCTGCAAAACCTGCCGCTCGATCAGCGCATCGCTTTGATCCAGGACCGGCTGGCGGAGTTCGTGCCGGAGGCCGAGCGCGCTGCTGTCGCCTCGCAGCTCTTTGGCGATCGTGCAGCCCTCGTGTTCACGCGCATTGATACCGCAACGCTGCGCCAGGCCACCGCTGATGTGAATGATTTCGGCATCGTCGTCTCTGAGCAGGACGCGGACCAAATCGAGCGCACCAATGATGCGATCTCCCGCCTCGGTCTGATCTGGCGCGGTGTGTCGAACCAGCTGGCGGTCGCTGCCGCACCCGCGCTTGAAGCAGTGGCAGATGCGCTGGCGGCCATGGCGCGCACGACCGGGCCACTTGGAAGTGCCATTCAGGGCCTCTTTGAGAACATTGGACGCCTGACCACATTTGCGGTGACCTTCGCAGGCGTAATGGCGGGCCGGTGGGTGGCGGGACTTGTGGCCGCGACCTTCTCGGTCAGTGGGCTGGTGACAGGTCTGGTTTTCTTGCGCGCGGCGCTGATCCGCACCGGCATCGGCGCGCTGATCGTTGGCGCAGGCGAGCTGGTCTATCAGTTCACGCGCCTCGTCTCCGGTGCAGGTGGTTTTGGCAACGCGCTAGATCTGCTCAAGGACGTGGCGGTTGAGGTCTGGGACCGGGTGTCGCTAAGCGCGGATGCGGCTTGGGCACGCGTGGAAGCCGGATGGGCCACGGCGCAGGCTGGTATTTACGATGGGCTGCAAGATGCAACAGCGGCGGTGGTCGGCTGGGCAAACAGCACCGTCAACACCTTCGAGGGCACGTTTTTGGCGGTGCAGGCCATCTGGGGCGCACTCCCGGATGTGTTCGAGCGCGTTGGTGCACTTGCGATCAACGGTCTGGTCGAGGTGATGGAGACCGGCATTGCGGGCATCACCGAAGCGGTCAACGGCGTGTTGACCCTTGGCGGTCTGCGTCCCGAATGGGCCATCGCAGCGCCTGACCTCTCGGAATGGAAGTCTGCAGTCCCGGAAGCCGTCAATCTGGGAGAGCGTGCGCGGGCAGCTTACGACAGCGCCTTCTCGGACAATCCCTTCCAGGTGCCTGAGCTCTTTGGCGGCATGGCAGATGATGCGCGCGGTCGGGCAGCAGGCTATTCCGAGGCTGCGGGGATGCTGTCTGACGCAGCTTCGCGCCCCATGACCGCCTGGCAGGCGCTGAAGGATGCCATTTCTGGTGCGGGCGATGAAGGCGACGCAGCGCTGGAAAGTGCCGCCAATTCAGCGGACCGGTTCAACGATGCGCTGGAGGAGACCGAGGATCAGGCAGGCCGCGCAGGTGGTGCGGCAAAGCAGGCGGGCGCAGGCGCAGCCGAGGGTGCCGAGGCAGCAGCCACTGGCTGGCAGGCGGTTGTGAACGCGGTCAGCGAATATGCCGACAAAGCCCGCGATGTGGGCGCAGACATCGGCAATGTGCTCGTGAGCGCGTTTCAAAGTGCGGAAGACGCCATCGGCAACTTTGTGAAGACCGGCAAGCTGGACTTCAAAGGCCTGGTCACATCGATGATCGCGGACCTTGCCAAGCTCGGGGCGCGCAAGTTCATCCTCGGCCCCATCGCCAATGCACTCTCCGGCGCGCTCGGCAATCTCGGCGGCATGTTTGCCGGTGTGTTCCACCAGGGCGGTATGGTCGGCGGTCCTGCGCCCTCGCGCATGGTCCCGGCCATGGCCTTTGCCGACGCACCGCGCCTGCACAACGGTGGCTGGGCCGGTCTAAAATCCGACGAGGTCCCGGCAATTCTGCAGCGTGGCGAGCGAGTGCTCTCGCGGCGTGAAGCCCGCGGCTACGGTGGCGCTGCTGGAGGCGGCAACAGTGGCGGCAGCGTCACAGTAAATATCCAGACCCGCGACGCCGAGAGCTTCCGGCAGAGCCGCACGCAGGTCGCAGCCGATATCTCGCGCGCAGTCTCCATGGGCCGGAGGGGCATGTAATGGCGTTTCACGAGGTGCAGTTCCCCGACAACATCAGCCGCGGTGCACGCGGCGGACCGCAGCGGCGCACGCAGATTGTTGAGCTCGCCTCAGGCCGTGAGGAGCGCAACGCCAGCTGGTCGGCATCGCGCCGCCGCTATGATGTCAGCTACGGCATCCGCCGCGTGGATGATCTGCACGCGGTGGTCGCTTTCTTTGAGGCCCGGCTGGGGCGGCTCTACGGGTTTCGGTTCAAGGATTGGGCTGATTACAAATCCTGCGCGCCCTCAAAGGGCGTTTCTGAGATGGATCAGCTGATCGGCACCGGGGATGGCGAGACCACAGAGTTCGCGCTGAGCAAAGCCTATGGCACTGCGCCCCACTTCTATCAGCGCCGCATCGAGAAGCCCGTCGCGGGGTCGGTGCGTGTCGCGCTTGGCGGAGCAGAGCAGTTCAATGGCTGGGCCGTCAATCCCACCACCGGGATCGTCACTTTTGAGGTGGCCCCGGAGCCGGGCGTGAGTGTTACCGCCGGGTTCGCCTTCGACGTGCCCGTTCGCTTCGACAGCGATCTGATGGACGTCACCCTCGACATCGAGCGTCTCGGCTCGATCACCTCAATCCCGCTTGTGGAACTCCGCCTCAGCTAAGGACCTCGCCCATGCAAACCTATACCGCCCTTGAACATCGCCCTGGCGATACGCCTCAGCTGTACGACATCGACGGCGGGCTCGTTGCGCAGAACGCAGACGGCAAAGTCGTCCGCCTCAATTCCAGCCAGCAGGTCACAGCCGTCGCGCCAGTGCCGATCGAGGCCGAGGAGCGATACGCGTTTCGCGCGGTGTTTCGGCGGGCCACCAACAGCCCTGATCCGTCTGACGACGCCATTGCCTGCGGCATCGACTGGCTGGCGGCCGACAAGACCGCACTTTCCACCACCACCATCGAGACCATCCTCAACTTCACCGTCGCGGAGGGGCGCCGCGAGGTCCGCACCTCGGTCGTGGCAGAAGCCGATGGCCCCTCCAGCATCGTGGCTCCAATCGGCGCACGCTACGCAGTCCCATGGGTGCGCACGTTCGGGATCAACCACGCCACAGACGTCGAGGTCTGCAGCCTCGAGCGGCTGCCCTTTGTCTCGCTGCCCGTCGCGCGCACCTTCTATGTCACCATGGACGGCAAGGACCTCAACGAGGGCTCCTCGCTGACCGCACCCCTGGCCTCCATTGCCGAAGGCCTCGCGCGCGCCGCAGCCCTCGCGTTGCCCGCCATCGTGATTGTGCAGCCCGGCGAATACACCGTGCCGCCAGATACTGTGATCCCCGCCAATTGCGCCCTTTACGGCTACGACCTACGCGTGACCAAGCTGAGCCTGCCGCCCGGCCAGGAGGTGAACAACATGTTCCAGATGTCCAACGGCATCAAAGCCCGCGGCTTCACCTTCTCAAACCTGCGCCATGAGCCCTATACCCTGGCGGGCGGGCCACCGCAAAAGGGCTGGGCCTTCGTGTTCAAGCCCGGCGAGCTTCTCACCCGCTCGCCCTATATTGCCGATTGCTCGCAACTGCACAGCTTTA